GAGGAAAAGAATCCCAAAAATTCAGTACCGACCGGACTGCTGAAGTTTGAGCCGGAAAAAAACCTGGATGAATCTCAAATGGCAGACTTTTCCACACCTATTGAAGAGCTTATGCCAGGTCCAGGCCAGATGATGCAGAACGAAGTGATGGGACCGCCCCTGTCTCCCATGCAGCAGGGAAACCGCGTGACCGCTCGGAGCGGTGGTGATGAGGGCTCCTCTAAGAAAGGCAAGAACCCAGGAGGCCTGACCGATGAGCAGTTCGCTGCAGCCCTAGCGGGCGTCGCCGCGGTCATTGCCTTCTCCAAACCCGTTCAGAGCAAGCTGAGCACTATGGTTCCCAAGTTTCTGGGTGAGTCGGGTGACGTTTCCATGACGGGTCTCTTTGTGACGGCCCTTATTGCCGCCATCATATTTTACTTTGCCAAGAAGTTTCTGAACGAGCGCTGACCTCCGCCCAACAAAGCTCTAGGGACCGAGTCAGGGAGGGTCCGTAGGACCCTTGTCTCGTGACCTCCGCCCAACAAAGCTCTAGGAGGAGTTCCTACGGAACTCATTCTCTAGTCCTTTATAGTATCCCCGCAATACTGACGATCTCCACCCTTGGTGTAGAGCCCCTTCTCAATACAGAGCTCCTTGAGCTTCTTGAAGTTTTCCCAATAGTTTTGTGTATGGTCATATTCTGGAACAGACATATGTGCCAGTTCATGTATCAGCACATAGACCGCCGAGTTTACATCGTCTCCATCAAGGCAGATGTATATTTCGTACCCTTTATTCACGTTTGAACCTATGACGCCGTCCTTCTTTCCATAAATACCAGTGATGATAGAGGGCTTGAGAACAGGGATCCACANCGGATCCCCAGACGCCCTGAGCATGTCGAGTATAGCCCAGTACCTGAGTTTGAGTTCCGTAAGCATTGTAGGTTCCTTGTTGAACCGAACAATTGACAATAGTGTCAAAAACATGAATGCCAATATCGGCCACATACTCTAATTCAAGACTTTTTCTTGAAGACGAATTTTGAGTATACATCGGAGATGAGACCATTGGGTTGATCTAGCATGGGCTCCCAGAGGATCAATTCGAATCCAAAATTGGCCAGGCCTTTGACCAGCTCATTTGAATCCAAAATAGGTTCCTCTCTCCCACCATCTGCATAGAAAGGCCCGTCGACCAGGCGGACCAGGAGTTTCCGGCCGCCTTGCATCATAGCAATTTCATTTCCCAAATCATCCTTAAAATATCCATAGGGGCCAACAAGTGCCTCGATACGAGCCTTTTCAGGGGTGACACCAATCAGGTACCCGCCGGGCTTGACAGCAACACCCAGAGCCTTCAATGAGGCTTCGAAAACTTCGGGACTTTCCGCAATGTAATGAATGGAAAAGTTGTAACATACGACATCATATGGGCCAGCGAATGCCGCCTGACGGATATCACCCTTTCCCAGAAACCAAACGCCAAACTTCATCTCGAATGCACGCTTCTCAGCCTCGAGCAAAGATTCCTCATCTGGGTCAATGGCAAAGACCCTGGCCCCGACCGCCTTCCACTTGTGCCAATCTCCACCCCGGCCACATCCGCAATCGAGAACGAGTTCGTTCCTCTGAACCCATTTTGAAATGAATTCACGTTTGACAGAGTTGTGCAACTTGCGAATTGCGTCCATCTACTTAAAAAATAAGAGCTCTCTTCTTTTATATGGCTACTCTCGAGCAGGACTATCTGACTGTTCCAGGACAGCTTTTCGCGTGTGTGTCTTTCGTTGGCCCTGATCTCCCTCAGAAGAATGAGCAGTTTGGAATGAAGATTCGCGGATGCTTTCCGACCCGTGATGAGGCTGGAAACCACGCCAAGCGCCTGCAGAAGGATGATGCCCTCGTTGATATTTACGTGGTTGATATGTACAAGTGGTGCCTGATCCCTCCTCGGCGTGATGAGATCGAGGACACGCACTACCAGAACGACAAGCTCGAGGAGATTATGACCAAGTACCGTGAGAACCAGAGCCAGGCGGCGGCAATGTTCGAGAAGCGCAAGCGGGACATGATGGCCAAGCCTCAGCCTGGCCCGTATCCTTACATCGAGCCCGGAGACGAGAACTCAAAGTTTTACACCAAGCCCGATGTGCCCCCCATCCCTCACCCGGCAGAGTTCATTGAGGACCTGAAGAAGGAGCACCCGGACAAGTCGATGGATGAGATTGTGGCCATGGCTGACATTCGCGTGGCTGCTGAGGTGGTTCGCCGCCGCGAGATTGCCAAGGCGAACGGCACGCACTTTGAGGAGACTCCTTGCGAGGAGGAGCCCAAGCCGGACAACACTGAGGAGTTCCCTGACCAGGAGGCTCCGGCGGCCTCGGCTTAATTTCGCAGCGAATAATAGCAATGTTCTTTAAATTTTTAGGCATTTTAATCATCATGTTTCTNCTGTTCATAACATACATGCGATTCCCACCAGCACCGGCCAGAATATCTCAACCCGTTGCCGCTTATGACAACCAGTTTGACGTATTCAGGGACATGGAACCTGCCAACCAGACTCGTGTGAATCCGTGGACAGATTTCCTTCAAGAAGATGTATATAAAAGAAGAACGGGCCCCATTGGGGACTTTGTCGGAAAAGACGACGCCCCTCGAAAGGCTCCACTCTATATGTTAACTTGAAATAAATATAAATATACATAAATGAATACCTATACACCGCAAGACTTTGTCGTATGGCCCGCCCAAGGGACTGATTTGCCTAATCAGCCAATGACCGGGAACCTGACCGACTGTCAGACTGCATGTGATGCCAACTTCGCTTGTCTTGGGTTTTCCAGGTTAAAGACAAGCGCAGATGGAGCTCGGGATTCCTGTTTTTTAAAACAGAATTTGAATAATAAAAGTCCTCAGCAAGTTTATCAGACATACGTAAAAGACGCATCATCTACCCCACAGGTAATGATTACCGCGGCGCCGCTTCCTGTAACGAGTGTTTCCTCGCCACCAGCCTCTAAATCGTCAACAGGAATGTATATAGGCATAGGGTTTGCCGTACTTTGCTGCTGTATATTGGCAATTGTAGCAATTTATTTTGCGACAAAAAAGAAGACTTAGGCCGCCTTCATAGATTGAATAACAATAGGGCGCATGCTCACAACAATGACGCCAATGACAATTCCCAGTAGAAGAATTGCCATCGGATTCGCACCCCTGAAAACATCCATCATATTTTGCTTTTGAGAAGGCATTGGCATAAACATTGGCTGGGGCTCACGCTCACGCTGAGCGGGCCACTCGTTTACTTCCTCCTGGTGACTTCTTGACTGCGGTTCCTCGTTTTTTGATAGGAAGGGCAGGGGTTCCATCTGTACTCTCTGAGTCACTCTCGCTTTTATCTGGTACAATAAACCCATCTAAATTTCCATCATCGTCGGCGTCATCTTCGTCAAAGTCCTCCTCGTCGGAATCAGTCTCAATCTCGACATCATCAAGACCATCCGTATCATCACTATCGTAGTCGTCGTCTGCATAATCGTCCTCAACTTGCTCAATAGGCTCGTACTTCACTGGAGGCTTGGAAACACGGCCATAGCGCGTGCGCGTCTCGGGGGCTGCCTCGGGGAGGACAGTGCCTTCGGCACTGGGACTACTGCCCGTGGTTTTTAACAGCTCCTTGTTCGCGCGGGTCGGCATTTTCTGGGTAGTCTGCCATTGATTCGTTTAAGTATCTAGGAAAGAAGTAAACTCCTCTTGAAATGGCATTTTGGTTAATAATAAATTCACCTTCATAACCTAGCTCGCTCGCTATCTTATTGAGGTCTTCTCGAATGTTTTCGTCATCTGCACGACGTAGACCCAGGCCTATGTCCCGAATGTTCTCTGTCGCGGAATAGAGAGCCGCAGTCGCTGTATCAAGGTCTGATGTCGAAACCAAACGCTCGAAAGTGGTTATGTTGATCAAAAACCTGCTCCAGCTTTCTGGGTCGAGACCCGAGTACGGGTGGACCATCTGCTCGTACTTTTTGAAACGAACGCCCTGGCCCATCGGGAAAAATATCCATAAGAAAACCAGTAGAAGGACTACCCACAATAACAACATCTTCGAGTTGTTCTACTATTGATGGAGGAAGAATAGTTTTGGGACCATGGAACTCGCTACACTCGTCGTCAAAACACCTCTGACAGACTCCTCCTGAAGATATCGAAAACCATACATGGTTCGATTTGTGCTCGCGGCCAATGTTCTGACACCACTTGGAATCCGTCTGAGCAAACCAGGTCCCATGATCCATTCTCTGAACCTTTTTGATATGAGCATGCTCTTGACCCTTCAAGTACTTGCGAACAAACTTCTCGAGAGGCGCAATATTCTCAAGGATCTCAG